TCATTACCAACCGTGTCGGATAGTTCAAGTGCATTAGGTGGAGTTATTAATATAACTCCAAGACAAATCATACCAGATTATAATGTGCAACCAGAGGTAACGCCTTTTGAATCTACGGCAGAAATTGACAGTACAATGTATTTAGATATGAATAGAATAGCGGGGAATCCATAATGGCTAAATCAAACTTGGCTCCTATTGGTAGATTTAGCTCACAGATGTTAACGTATTTAGGTGCACAAAGAAATGTCAATATAGTTAACAATGCGCCTGTAAACGTATTTAAATATGAAATTGGTCCAACAACATTTGCGCCGCCTGCTAATACATTACAAGCAAATTTAGGAAAAGGTGTTGTTGGGAGTTTTAAATCAGCATACTTTGATTCAGTAAAGTGTTATTTTTTATCTAGAAATTCTAGCGTAGTATATGCTGATACCATGGCAGCTTTGATTATAGATACAGCAAGTATTTTAAATGTATCCCCACAACGATTATTAAATCAAATGGATCAAAATGGTTTACTTGATTTTACTTCTGGTGCATATAGAGCTATGAACATGTTACGAGATCCTGGTAATCAAATAGGCAAGGCAACAACGCCATCAAATAACACCAGTTTACAATCTAGACAAATTAGGGCTTAATTATGGCGCGAGATTATCATCAGGGGTATTATACTCCTATAAATCCGCAAAAATATGCGGGAACTACACTACCCATCTATAGGAGTTCCTGGGAATTAAAAGTAATGCAATTGTTTGATACGCATCCAAATTTTATATCATGGGCAAGTGAATCATTAAAAATACCATATAAAAATCCATTCACTAATAAATATACGGTATATGTGCCAGATTTTGTAGTAGTATATTTAGATGCATCTGGTAAAAAAATAGCAGAAATTATAGAAGTAAAACCAGCTAAAGAAACATTTATGGAAAAAGCAAAATCCAAGCAAGCTAAAGCAGCTGTCGCATTAAATTCAGTAAAATGGGCTGCGGCTAACGCATTTGCTAAAACTCATGGAATGAGATTTAGGGTGATGAATGAAAATCATATTTGGGGCAAGTGATAGTGACGAAAAATTTACAAGATTTTTTTAATATACCACAGCCATTACAAGTAGAAGAAGTTCAGGTTGAAAATAAAAAAACTAAAGAGCAATTAATGGTTGAGGCTACTGAGATATATAATTCTATGACGACTGTAGAAAAGGTAGATCAAGCATTACCCGTTGTTGTTGGGTTAGATAGTCATGAAGTTGAAATGGATGAAATAGCAAGTAAGGCTATCAATACATTCAATGATTTAGTTGCATTAGGCGGAAATGTCCCAGATATACATGCTGGTAAGATATTTGAGGTCGCTGGTCAGATGTTAAAAACTGCGCTAGATGCCAAAAATGCCAAAGCCGAAAAAAAATTAAGAATGATTGAACTACAATTGAAAAAGATTAGGTCAGAGCAAACTGACCCAGATCCAGAAACAAAAAATAAAGGTGGTATCGAATTTGATAGAAACCAGCTACTTAAGTATATAGTTGATTCTAAAGAGCCAAACGAATAAATAGCTTGTATAAAATATATTTTTTTGATAAATAGTAATAAAGTTGGAGCTAAATATGGCTAGTGATAAATCATTTATTTCTTATATAGCAGAGTCAAAACCACAATATAAGTATATGTTAAAATTTGCTGTCAATGAAATGACAGATCGTATGATTGACTGTTTAGAATCGGCATTGATGAAATACGAACTTGTAGAGGCATCTTCATTTAGAAAAACACCAATACAAGAAAGCCCATTAGATTTTCCTAATGTAAGAAATACGTCAGTATTTATATGTGATGTAACTCTTGATTATCCAGCGTCACTTGATTTTTTAAGAACGTATATATGCAACTGCCTCGGGTTATCACCGCAAGTTGTCGCAGTTTATTCTGATAATGATCCACGACAAATAGAAACGGATTTATTCTTAGAAAGATCATCACCAGAATATGAAAAGAATTACAAGCCAAGATTAGGTAGTGATTATGAACAAGATTTTGATGCTAAAAAATTATATGGCGAAGGATATAACACTGAGTTTCTAAAAGAATTAGAAAAGGTTAGGAAAGAACGAGAAATAAAAGTCGTAGAAACTCCATTAAGTCAACCAACTAAAGTTGATCATTCAACGCTTACAAAAGACTATCATGGGTATAACGATGATAAAAATTTACCAAAAGAAAATATTGGATTTTTTGGAAGAATTAAGAAACCTAATTTTAAAAAGGTGGGTATGCCATGAATGAATTACAAAGAATAAAACAATTAGCGGGGTTATTAACAGAAGAAGACAATCATTTTGTTATCTATGTTAATGGAAAGCCTGCTATGAAATATACAAGTGAAAGTCATGCCATGGCAGATTTTGAAACTTTAAAATCTAAATTTCCAGATAAATCTATTTCATTAGGTAAAGAAGAATGTGAAATAAGATTAATAAAAGAAGCACATGATTTGGTCATGGGTGCGTTGTCTGAGGAAGATGAAGCAGATATGGAAATGCAAGCACAATCAAACGTTAATTCAGATGCTGCAGAAACGGACGAAGATCCGGTACAAGAAAACATGTCTAATATATCAGTTCATGAATTTGAAAGTACTGAAGATGCATATGATGCAACACAAACCGGATCAACCATATCATACGATGATGAAATGGGTTCTGAAACAGAAGTTAAAGATGGTGATATACTAATTATCCCAGATGAAGGTGTAGTTGGTATTTGTACAACATATCCAATTGCAGTGACAAAAAAATCAGGTAAGCTTCACAAGTTAAAAGACGAATATTCTACTCCTGAAACAATCGCAAAGGCTATAAAAGTACCGTTAGAAAATGTTCAGGCTGCGTTTGATAAAGCACAAGAATTGGGGTTTGATACAGTCGGTAACGTAGAAGAAGGTTATACAGTAATGCCTGGAATCGATAAAGAAAGATATACTGATCTTTCAGCAGAGGGCCTTGAGGGACCATTTAGATTAAAGTCTGGCAAAGTAGTATATTATGATCCAAAAATGGGACAATACTATGATCGTGATACAGATATGTATATTTCACAAGATGATGTTGATCAACATTCTTTAGAAGAAGCATATGATTTAAATAATGGGTATAAAGATAGGCATTACGCTAAAAAAGAAGATTATTTCCCAGACGGGGCAGATAGTCCAGTAGTTGATAGCGTTGGTCCGAGTGGTGCAAAGCAGGGCGACAACCCTGAGCAGAAAAAAATGCAAGTAAGCGAAACATATACCGAAATAGTATATGCTTACAGAAAATTTTTAAAGGAATCTAGCCAAGATCAACAACCTATCACAGAATCAAAAAAAAAATTAAATGAGAATCACAGTACTGTTTCTGACTTTTCTATCGTTGATGATAATTTAACAGTAGACGTTCACGACGATGGTACCGTTAGTTGTGTTGGGTCTATAGATGCGTCAGCTACGTTGACATATAAGAATGGAAAGTCTATTGATATTGGTTGGAGAATTGAGATTGGCGCAACTTCTGATATTGAATATGGCACAGATGATGATCAATTTGGTCGACAAATAACAACAATTGATTCAATTAAAGATCCAGTTTTTAGTGAATTAAAATTTGATTTTAGTGAGCCGCTTATTGTAGATAACAAAGAAGTACAAATTTCATCAGAAAAACAATCAGCAGCCAGTTATTCTTTAAATGCATTATTATCACCTAATTTATATAAAGATTTTATATTAGACAAAGTTTCAAATAAATTAGATAATTTAGAGTAAAAAATGGCAATATATCAAGATGAATCTCTAGTCAAGCGTGCACATAAAAAAGTTCAATATACAAAAGAACAAATTGATGAGCTTAAAATGTGCATGGACCCCATAGGTGGCCCAGAATTTTTCATAAAAAACTTTATGTATATTCAGCATCCTAAGCTTGGTAGACAAAAGCTGGAGTTATATCCATTCCAAGTAGACTTAATACACACTTATCATGCATATAGAAAATCAGTTAACATGGTTAGTAGGCAGATGGGTAAATGTGTAACTGGTGAAACTAAAATAAAAATAAGAAATAAAAATACTGGTGAAGTTCAAGAAATAACTATGAAAGAGTTTGAGGATCTACTCAACGATAGTTGATATACCATAATTTTATGAACAATTTATCGGATGCTATAGAAAGGAAATTTATAGATACTATAGAAGTATCTGAGTGGCAAGTCGAAACAGATTCGGGTTGGGAAGATATAGCTTATTTTAATAAAACTATAGAGTATGAGGTTTGGGAAATACAAACAGAATCAGGACTGACATTACGCGGTGCAGACAATCATATTTTTATAGATGAGACCGGTAACGAGATATTTTTAAAAGACAGCTATAGAAAGAATTTAATAACTTCATTTGGAATAGATAGGGTTATATCAGTAAATAAATTAGACTATTTTGAAAATATGTATGATTTAACGGTTGATTCACATAATCATACGTATTTCACAAATAAAATACTTAGTCATAATACAACAGTAGCAGCTGGATATTTACTATGGTATGCAATGTTTGTAGAGGATTCTACTATATTAATAACGTCAAACAAATATGATAGTGCACAGGAAATTATGCATAGAGTTAGATATGCATATGAATCCATACCTGATCATATACGTGCCGGGGTTAAAACATATAATAAAAGATCTATTGATTTTGATAATGGTAGTAGAATAGTTGCTACAACTACTACTGAAAATACAGGCCGTGGTATGTCATTATCACTGGTATATCTTGACGAATTTGCATTCGTTGAACCAAATATAGCAAAAGAATTCTGGACATCATTGTCACCAACACTATCAACTGGCGGAAAATGTATAATAACTTCGACACCGAATACAGATGAGGACCAATTTGCAGAAATTTGGTTTGGTGCCAATAAGATGGTAGATGCAAATGGGGATGAAAAAGACATTGGCGTAAACGGGTTTAGACCATTTATGGCCGCTTGGAGAGCGCATCCAGACCGGGACGAAGAATGGGCGCATTCAGAAATGGCAGCGCTTGGCGAAGATCGTTTCTTACGAGAGCATGAATGCTGCAACGGTGATACATTTGTTACGGTGCAGGATCAGAATGGTAATATTTTTCAAATTTCAATTGAGAATTTATTTAATAAATTAAAATTTCAAAAACAAAAAGAATATATTAAAATGTTTGATAAGTACTTAGAAGTAGTTCAAGCTTAAAAGTAATATATTAATACTATCTATTATGAGTCCTAATGCAGAATATATAGTATCAGAGATTGACAGCAATCGATATTGTAAAACAAATGGCCAATTTACTAGGCATTTAAGAAATAATAATATTACATACCAACAATATTATGAAAAGTATATTACTGGTATTATAGAAAAGTGTCCTTACTGTGAAAGTAGTAAAAAATTTTATCAAAAGACTCATACATACGCAGCGACTTGTTGCAGTAAAGAATGTATATCTTCTGAGTTATCAAGTGTTTATTCAAGAAGACCAGCAGAAATAAAACAGATAATTTCTAAAAAGAAATCAGCTAAATGGAAAAGCAAAACTAAAGATGAGCTTGATTTAAAAAATCAGAAAACAAAAGCTACAAACTTACAAAAATATGGCGTAAGTCACCATATGAAATTACAACAAGTTAAAGATAAAATACAATGTACTAATTTAAGTAAATATGGTGCCATTCATCATATGCAAAATCAAGCAGTTAAAGATTCTATACGGAATAATATAACAAAAAAATATGGTGTTGAACACCATATGCAAGTAGAAACTATTAAAAATAAAGTTTCATTATATGCTAAAAATAAAGTTTATGGTGATAAAATAATAGATTTAAATGTATTTAAATTAAAAGAAATATATGAGAATCATGGAATTGTTGGCCTAAGTGAATACTTTAATATAACAAAATGTACAGCCTATAGATTATTAAGAGAAAATAATATAGATCTTATAAAAACAGATTTCTCATCACTTGAAATGGAAATTATAAATTATATAAAATCAATATATAATGGTCTGCTTATATTCAATAACAGGCAAATACTTAATGGTAATGAGATAGACATATATATTCCAGAGTTTAAGTTGGCTATAGAATGTAATGGGACATATTGGCATTCTGAGTCTAATGGTAGGAAAGAAAATTATCATATAACAAAATTAGAAAAGTGTAACGAATTAGGTATAGATTTTTTAACTATATGGGACTATGATTGGGATACCAAGAGAGATATAATTAAATCTATTATTTCTAGTAAACTACATAAAAATTTTAAAATATATGCAAGGAAATGCGAACTAGTAGTCATTGATAACAATACTGAAATACAATTTTTAGAAAAAAATAGCTTAAGTGGGTATTCGCCATCATCAAAATGTATAGGATTAATTCACAATAATGAGTTAGTACAAGTAATGTCTATTTTAGAGCATGAACATTCAATTGATTTAATTCAAATATGTAGTAAATTAGGTACTAATATAGTTGGCGGTGCTTCTAAGTTATTTAAATATATTAAATCTATTAATAATTCTGTTATTATGTCGTATTCAAAAAAAGACATTTTTAATGGAAATATATACAAAAAGTTAGGTTTTAGTCTATCATATTCAACCTCACCAATATGTTACTATACTAAAGACTATATGGTTCTTGATACATATGATAACATTATGCTTAATGAAGTACTAAATGTGTTAAATAATATAGAAGATCATTATGATAGAGTTTGGGATTGTGGTATTGATGTGTGGGTATATAAATGACTAAAGAGTATTATTCAAATATAAGTAAATATAAAGTTTTAACACCAGATGGGTTTAAGTCATTTTCTGGTATTTCGTTGATGAAGATTGATAAAATATGGAGAATTACACTTGAAAATGATCAGTGGTTAGAATGTTCAGATAACCATAGAATTTTTATAAATGGTGAATGTAAAAAGCAAGTTAAAGAACTAAAAATAGGTGATGAAGTTTTTACATTATCTGGTTTTAAAAAAATATCATTTATACAAGATACTGGAAAAACACAACCATTATATGATTTAATTGAAGTAGAAGACGGTCATAGATATTACACAAATGGGATATTATCATCAAATTGCCAATTTATCACATTTGAAGAGACATTGATTAACCCTGTAAAATTAGCTAAAATAGAATCCAAACAACCGATTAGAAAAACAGGACAGGTTAGATGGTTTTCTGAAATAAGGCAAGATCTTACTTATGTTGTATCTCTAGATCCATCTATGGGCACTGGCGGCGATAATGCAGCAATTCAAGTTATAGAACTTCCAACTTTAACTCAGGTTGCCGAGTGGTGTAATAATAAAACACCAATTGAAGAACAAATAAAAACTCTTAGAGAAATTATGGTTGAAATTCAAAGCCATGGTAATCCAGAAATATATTGGTCAGTTGAAAGTAATACATTAGGTGAAGCCGCATTAGTTGTTATAAGGGATACTGGTGAAGAAAATTTCCCAGGTATTATGTTGCATGATCCGAAAAATAAGCTACAAGGAAAAACTGGTCGCCGTGCTGGATTTGTTACCACTAACAAATCAAAATTAGAGGCATGCGCAAAATTAAAATTTCTATTAGAGTCAGGAAGATTAATTTTAAATTCTAAAGGAATATTATCTGAACTAAAAGTGTTTGTATCGAGGGCTAATAGTTTTGAAGCACGTATAGGACAAACTGATGATTTAATCATGGCGCTATTGTTAGCGTTAAGAATGATAGAATACATATCTGGATGGGACGAAAAATCACAAGCAGCCATTAATAGTAAGATTACAGAAGATGGTGAAACTGGATTTGATGCGCCAATGCCATTAATTATTTAAAAAATGATAAATAATAGATATTAATAGGTAAAGCATGATAAACTTTGATAAATTAACCGATAGAATACGTGCTATAATTATAGGAAACTCAGTAGCAGCAAAAGATGTTGTTATGTATGACGGTGGTGGCGCCGAGACTGCTATACCGTCTGAAGCTCGGGTATTTTATGTAAAATCCCCAAATATGCTTATATTGGCATCAGAGGGTGATGTAGAAACTGGCGGTAGTGGTGAATCAGACCCATATATAGAAGTAAACTATTATACCGACAAAGATAATGATAAGATTTTACAAATTTATAAAGATATAAAAAAAGAAGCTGCGATTTATCTAACTAATACTATGTTAAGAAAGAACGTAAGAGAAGTACAACCAAAAGAATTTGCTCATAGAGTAAAAAATAAAAAAGGGGTTTTTATGGAAAACGATAAGATAAAGCCGATAAACCATCAGTTAAAAGCACAAGTTTATGGTAAAGTCAAATATTTTACATCAAAGATGCCCGTTGAAGCATATACTATTGCAGATGATCTTGGTATGACATTACAAGACATTCAACCAATTCTAAATAATTTAGTATTAGATAAAAAGATAAAATCAGAAAGAAGACCTAATGGGTCAGTAGTCTATTCTTTGCCAGTGGAAGAGGCAATCGTAGAAAGTTTTAGTAAAATGTATGGTACTAAAAAAGTATCTAGACAAACCTTTGAAAATGTTAAATTAATTGTCAAACATAAACTACCAGTAAATGAGGAAGTAAAAGGTTCAAGATCAAGACAAATTTCTTCAATTTTTATTGAATGTAACGGTGAGCGATTTAAGTTTAAAGAGAACTATTTACCAGGGGCAAGGGCAATGGTAATGCACATGGCAAATGGTGGCACTATGCACGATAAAGTGGGCTCATATATAACTGAAAGAACAACTCAATTATTACAGTTACGATCTTTTAATAGATATGTAACTTCTAATTCATTAATTAATGAAGATAGTTCTAATGTTGTTGATACTGTTGTAGAGACAATTTCTACTATTAAATCAGAGTTTAAAAAGTTATCCGGTGTTAAAACTTACGAAATGGCTAAATCAAGAATAGAAGCTCTTGAAAAAGAACAACTAGATGAAAATAGCTTAGATAATCTACAGGAGTTATTTACTATAAAAAGATTTGATGAAAGAATTGCACAGATTCTACCAATAGTAAAGCAAGTAGTCCAAGAAAAGAATACCTATTATAAGAAAATAGAAGAAGCTGCATCAACTCTTGTAAAAATATCACCATTAAGTTCACCTACACAAGTATTAGAGTTTAATAGTGAAAATGCAAGTCTCGGATATAAATTATGTGAATTGGCAAATAAGATATTAGAAAAGAAAGAACTAGCTGATTTTGTAAAAACAGTAGGTGCCAAAGTTGGCAAAGGATCTGAATTAAATAATTTTGAAAAAGCTATAATGGAATCTGTTTTTAATAATATTTCTGTTGTCTATGATAAACCATTAACAAAAAATGATTTGAAAGAATCAGTTGATCTAGAAAAGTTCTTTGATAAGTTTGATAACTTATTTTTTAGATAATTGACTTAAAATTACTGATGCCGTATAATAGTCGAAACGGTATCTTAACACAGATAGCGCAAAAAGGGGCTGACATGACCTGAGTAGGCTTCGACTCGAATAAGTATGTTCTATAATTAAAGGAAAACATAAAATGACTAAATCACTAGAAGAAATTCGCCGTAAATTACAAGCACTTAATACTAAATCAAATAAAACACCAAAACCAAAAGATAAAACAATTTACCCACACTGGAACATCTCAGAAGGTTCCACCGCAATTGTAAGATTTCTACCAGACGGAAATGAACAAAACACATTTTTCTGGGTTGAAAAACAAATGTTTAAGCTACCTTTCCCTGGTATTAAGGGACAGGACGAGCATAAGGAAGTTTTTGTACAAACTCCATGTATAGAAATGTGGGAACCAAAGTTTAGCTGCCCCATTCTTTCCGAACTACGTCCATTATGGAAATCAGGGGACACTGATTTAGAACAAACTGCAAGTAAATATTGGGTTAAACGCTCATATTTCATGCAAGGCTTTGTTATTAAAGATCCACTTAACGAAGAAGAACTGCCAGAAAATCCAATTCGTAAATTCATTTTTACTCCACAAATATATAAAATTATATATGCATCAATCTTTGATCCTGAGATGACCACTAATCCAGTTGATATGGTAAAGGGTTTAAATTTCAATATTTCAAAGACCAATTCAGGTGGTCACGCATCTTATGTAACATCTCGTTGGGCTAGAAACGAATCTAGTTTAACTGAAGAAATGGCTCAAGCCATCGAAACATATGGTTTAGTTGATCTATCGACCTATCTACCTACCAAACCAGACGCTGAACATTTAGCTGCGATGTTTGATATGTTCCAAGCGTCACTTGCTGGCGAACTATATGATCCAGAAAAATGGGCTAAATTCTATAAACCATATGGAATGG